AATGTCTATTGATATATCTTTCATGAAATAATTTCGCTAAAGTTTCCGTCGTTTCTATATCTAGCAAAGTTAATGCTTATTTTCGACTCTTTCATTTCAGGCATGTATAAGTGTTTTTGATTAGCCATGATAGCTAATCCCGAACTAATAGATGCGTCAAACTTTGTTCTGTCGTTAATATCGAACTTTGCCCAATCTTCTAGTGTCCTTGTAAATGGCATGGTACCCATCTCATCAGGCGACCTATACTTCCCCTCTATATCAAACCCTATATGTTTTTCAATGTACGATTCAATAGCTGCAGCATGCGCCTGCCTTACATCCTCTGACGAGTTCGGTATACCCCCAAGCTCTCTCTCTGTAGGCGTTAGCTTAGCATATTGCTTATCAGGTCTATTCATACTGAACCCCCTATACCCTCTATTCTTAAAGTGATATAGCAATCTCGGCTTGTTGTTCTCTATCAGGATAGGCATCCCATAGAATACACACGCCATCAGCACCTCCTCAAAGAATATCTCTGCGGTCTGAGGACGAGCCACATACTCTAAGAAGAACTCATTGCTAGGTCCCTCATCCATGTGGAATTTGGTCATCCCATGTAATGCACCATTAGACCCACGACCCCCTACTACTGCAGAGATATCATAAGAGTCACAGCCAAACGACCCCATATGCTCATTAGCAGGGTACCTAACCCCACCTCTATCTATCCACCTATTACGCAATCTAGCGGGTGGTATCCAACTGACATTGAACCTGCCGTTAGGGTCAGGCGACCATATAACCTCTGTATCCTTAACCCCATCTTTCCATTGAAAGCTACCCCTTGTAGTGTAATGTTCTTTAATCATACCATCATTGTAGTCTATCTGTTGGTATATCTTAGTTAGATTAAACAATGAGGACTTACTCTCATCCCTAAACGCATGAGACTCAGTACGTGGGAACTGACGATAGTATTCATTCAAAGCATCGGAGTCATTCTTTAACGAGTCAACCTCTGCTTCCCAATAATCAATAGCACCATTTTCAATCCAACGCCCATCTACGCCTCTAACTTTCTGTGACGGCTTACGTAATACAGGCATGCCATATACATCAATGAAGCCTTCCATGTTCCACTCCATAGGAATGAACAGCGCGTACAACCCACTCTTAGTTTGACCGTTAGCGTTCCTAGTCTTTATATTAGAATCTTCATACAGCTTTTTAAAGTTGTCACCCCCTTTAGACAAAGCATTAGAGGTAGACCCCATCATACACTTCCCAATAATCTTACTACCCAAACGTAGACATGTCTTAGTTACGCGCCAATTGTTTAAGATGTTAGTAGGCTTAACCCACTTACCACTCTCGTCATGTGCCAAGAACAATAGCTTCTCACCGTCATATGAGTTGTCTTCTGTATTCTTCCAATCTATACTTGTATCCAAACCTTTAATCTCATCATCCTCAACATCAAACATATTCTTCTTCGTTATCTTGGATGCAGGTACGCGATACGCTAATTCTGTTTTAGGTTTATCCATACCATCCATGATAGGCTTAAAGAAGAATGGCAGCTTGCTATTAATAGGCACCACCTTATCTGTAAACATCTTCTTGGCATCATCACCTTTCTTAGACAAGATACCTAGACGAGCGTTCTTTGCTAACGTGCCAATATTAACACACTCAGCTGACGACATATAGGAAAATCCTGAACGACGTATCTTTAAATACACCATCCCAAACGACCTATTATCAGCCTTACATGCTTCCCAAAACAAAAAGAATATTCTATTCGCCTCACGGTAATCAGGGTATCCCACATCTATACTAGACCATTGTAGGTACATGTAGTGTGAGCCTGTTATGTAATGAGGCTTCCCATTACACATAAACCAAAAACCGTTCTCGCGATTATCAAACTCGGACTCTATATAATTTACCCAACGCGTTTTAAATTCGTTAGGCATTGTGTTCCATTGGAATATAGATTGAATCCTGTCTAGCTCTTTTGGCAAATCTTTCCTTTCCCAATACTGCTCTTCAGGCTTGCTGCTTCTAGCGTAACAATCTTTAGGGGTTGCAGGCAAAGCTATGATTAATCCATTAATAGAGATGACATCTCCTATCTGCCCTGTCTTTGATATGACAACGCAGTCGTACTTTTCATTATACCCATACTCCCAAGACTTAGCTTTGTTCTTTGTTAATAGTACTGACTTAGGAATATAGTTATGTAGTACGCTATACAAACTATTTTGAGCGTCTTTCTGCAAAACCTTGTTTAGTATCTACTTTATTAGGACCGCTAGCCATCATGCGGATGTTCTCTTCTTCTGCATCTATACGTGCTAATATTTCAAATGCATCGAATATAGCCAAACGCTTTGCCGCAGCCGCGTTCTTTAAACGGTCAGCCGCCAAATCAACATTCTCATCGTGCTTGATAATATCTTCTTTAGCAACAGCAATCAGTTGCTCTACTGCCTTACGACCTGCATCTATAAGACGCATTCTTATTTCATTCGTTGATAGCATTTCAGTCGATTAAAGTTATTTGATGGTCAAAGATACGATACATTTTCTCTCCATCCACATTAAATTCATATTCGCTGTTAGGCCTAAACCCAACAGTGGTACCTCTTGTTACGCCTTGACTTAATAAGTATTCATTAGGATACATCATTATACCCATCAATGGTTCTTCTGTTAAAGGCTTTTTAATGTAGCTGTCTCTTGCAGCTAAAGGCTTTACAAAACAATACCTATCATAAGAGACCCATTCCCCTTCATGTTTATACATAAAGAATTGGTCTGCTTCGATGAAGAAGAGGTCATCCCTAAAAAAGCTTTTGCCGCTTCGACGATTCCCTTTAATGTCATTGTAAAATTTAAATACGTTGTGGTGAACAAGTAATGTGTCGCCCTTAACTATAGGGCCTGTATAACCTAGAGGAACTTCTACGACTTCCGCATACCTATTAGAAAACTTATGGTCTTCTTCTGAAGTATTAACTATTAATTCTATCCCGCCTATCTCCTTTGTGTTGTCGTACCGTTTCCCCTTCATTGGTTTTACAATAAAGTAGAATGGTGATTTCATTAGTAATTTATATTGTATTCAATTGAAATTGGTATCACTGAGTTAAATTCCTTCCACAACATAATCTCATTCTTCATATTTATAATATGAATTTTAATTGAGCCTTTGCTATCGTCAAAAGAAATTAAATGAATCTCATGCGTATCCCCTAATACCTTTTGCCCTACAATGTAATGCATTGCACCATTCTTGTAATCAGGACCAATAGATATTTTACGGATATGCATATTAAGCTATTTTATTAATAGTTGCAATAACAGAAGGTGTTGCAGGATGTGGGGAGCTAGTAGCTGCATAAATCAACTCAATATTAGTTGTTGTGCTTGCCCACATAATCTCAACATAATCATTAGCATTCATATCAAGCATAAAATTCCATGCAGCAACTGTTTTGCATGAATTTAAATTACCTGTCATGTTAATTCTTGTATTGCTATTAGGTATGTTAACTCCATTCTTACGGAACCAAATATCAATAGTATCTGTTCCGCTACCTGATACACGGTCAAGTTGTGCAGAAAACTGAAGATTATATACACCATCTACAGAAACAACTAACTCAGAATTGTTAGCTAAAGACACACCATTAGTAATAACTGTATCTGTAGTATCAAACTCCATAGCATAGGCTGTGTTTGTTAATATAGCAATTTGATTAGTTGTACTATAAAAAGAACCTAAAATAGGAGTGTCTACTATAAATGCTTTTAAATCACTAATCAAAAAATTCTTGGTCATGTTGCTTGAAGAAGCATCCGTACCAACTAATTTATCGCTACCCGATATAGGAGAAGCATTTGTATATGTATTTATTTTAGGCATATTGTATGATTTATCAGTCTTAGCTAAGCGTTAATAAGTATAATGTATGATTTATCAGACTTAACATCTCATCCATAATGTTTTGTAATTCAGAAGAATACATCTCTCTTTCCATATCTACAATCTTCTGCATCTCTTTTAGATGAGTAATAGAATCTGCAATCTTAGACTCAGGGATAATAATCTCAACACGCTTGTTACGACCAAAGTATCCTTCAGTAAACTTGTCAGTTAAATCTAAGATGCCTTCATAGTAACTATCTAATGCTTTATGTTCAGCATAAGATGTTGTCTGAAGATGTGCGATGTGCATCATGTCTCGCGACTGAAACAAAGTACCTATAAATTTGCTAGGAGTCATGTCAATTTATTTTATACAAAGATAAGCTTTATTTTGGTTTCCTACTAAAAGGAATATACCCGCCTTTTTTAGTAGCCTTAAGAACCATCTTACGTTGTGGCCCTTTAAACGACCACGATACGTGTACCCAATCAGGGTTGCTATCAGTCCCATACTCCCATATTAATTGGTCAAAGGCCATATAGCGCTCAATGTAATCAAACACCATAGCATTCGTTACGTTAGTCTTAATCCCATCCATATCAATGTCAGCAGCCTCCCCCTTCATATGTTGGCTAGTCTTAGACGAACCCGCAGTAGCAGCATTCAATGCCTCACTTCTAAATGCAGATGACACAAAGATTGGCCCAAACTTATCACGTAACGGCTGTAATACATTTTCAGCCAACGCACGTAACGAGTCCATCTGAATACCGTTAGGTTCATTCTTAATACCTAAACGCTTAGCCGAATCGGAACGGCATAGCTCTTCCAACGAAAAGTTTTTAGTGAACTGCATAATGTGTTATTTAAGGCGCAACTTCCAATAGGTTTGTAACCCATAAGACACATTACCTTTGAAATCTACCTGAGCCTTAGCTCCGTACATTTGGTCTTTCTTGTTCTTATAAAGCAACCCTACCTCTGCTGCATTAAGAATTAAAGCCTTCTTAGCGATAGATGTACCATCAGCCATTAACCCACCCCCTACATAAAGCTGACGCTTAGGAGCAGCAGGAACAGGAACATATTGAATTTGGTTAGGGATAACAAGTCTATACTTTAACCCTCTTCCTTTCAGCTTATTAAACTGTATAGTATCATATATACGAACGTATCCTATCGTATCTACAAGTATCGTATCTACGTAAATATTCGTAGAGACATGCGACTTAACCAACTTAATGAATCTTGCTTTAGTAACCTCGCAGTTAGTATCTACTTTATAGATAGTATCCGTTGGAATATACGTAGTATCATGTATAGATAAACGCACTTTTCTATACATAATAGAAGTGTCATGTATAGAAATTGTGTCTTTTGTTATAATGACATTAGTAATAGGCTCCTCACATTTTGGTGTGCAAGCTCTTTGCAAAAGGATAATAGCTAATAAAACTACGATAATACCTGTAAGAAACTTAGTCATTCTTTTTAAAAAGGTTAGTTAATTCAAAAGTTAATAAACGATATAGTGGGGAAATAATAAACTTAGCAAACATACTCTTGTTATCTATTGCTATTAAATTCTCTAGTACTGATAATGACTCAATACATACTATACCAATTAGTATAACATTGTTAACTATCTTAGAAAAGAACTTTAAGTCTTTAAGTTGTTTTACTTCTTGAACCATAAACCCAATGGCTATGGACATAAGGACAGCACCCATGTATTGGATGAACTTTCCATAAGTTTCACGATAACCTTTACTTGTTCTTGGTATCTTTAAGAATACCGCCTTGGTAACGCCTGTAATAAAATCCAAGCATATCAAGAAGAACACAGCGACTAGTAAAAACGAACTAGGCAAGAACTCAAAACTAATGTTTGCTGTTGTTAATATAGCCGCTATGGTCATCGAGCTTTTCATTACTTATTAATCTCTTCGATTAGGTTAAACAAATAAGCAGGATAGTCTGTAGTTTGAATCTCTGAAAATTCCTCAATGGTCATCTCAGGAACTTTGACTTCATGCTCAATCATTGCAACTGCATTCATCTCTTCCATAAACTTAGCAAATCCTTCGGACTCAACACCAATAGTAGTATTACCACTGTCATCAGTAGTACCGTGCAAGCCAACCAAACGCTTATTTTCTTCCTGAAAGAACTGAACATGTTGCTCTAAATTTTTTGCTAAAGTGTGAAGCTTAAACTTTAAATTGATTTTCAATTCACAATTAGCTAAACCTTTTATACCTGTGTTTTGATTACCGAAAATTTCGGCATAGATTAGGGACATCTGCCCTAGATTTAATTTGATTTGGTTCATATGTATTAGGATAATAGTTCGATAATTCTAGTTTCAGCTTCGTCATCAGTCCATTGCCCAATGTCAACATACTCCTGCCCTTGCCATAACATGTCTAAGTCAGAAGCGCTTAGGCTATATCTATGTTTGGCATATGCTCTGACGACTGCCCAATACTTTAGATAGTTAAACTCTTTCTTTTTATATTGGC